GGCGTTCCAGGCGCTGAATGATTTTGTCTTTGGCATCACAACCGAAGGCAAAACCAATGGCAACAATGCCTTCCTGGACATGGTTGGCAAGTGGGCACGCACGCTGTGGGAGTGGATCTCCAAAGACCTGATTCCCAAGGTTGGCCCCGAGTTCGTCAAATTCCTTGCGGCCATGTTGGAGGCACTGGGCAAGATCGTCACGGAGCTGATGACCTTTGGGTTGAAGATGGGCGTCGCCATCATCCTGGGCGTTGCGCAGGGGCTGCTGGATATGGCCGGCATCAAGGTCAACTTGAACGGTATGCGCGATACCATCTTCACGACCATTGACGGCTTTAAGCAAGGGATGTACGACAAGGCCGGGCAGTTGGTTGGGAAGATAAAGGACGGCATCAACGCCTTCATTGTCGACCCGCGCGCCGCCCTGACCAACGGGCTGAACGCAATGCGGGACCAGTTCAATACGTTGTCGGCTTCCTTCAAGAATCATTTCTTTGGCGTGTCTGGCGAGTTCATGCAGCGCATTCGTGACGGCATCAACGCCAACGCCCCGCAGGCACGGGACGCCATCAACAACGGGCTGAACAACATCGCCGCAGCGTTCAACAGCAAGGTGGACGGTTCAGGCAGCCTGAAGGACCGCTTCTATACCGGGGCGCGTGACATGACGTTGAGGATTCGGGACGGTTTCAACGCCGTCGCCAACGACCCGGCCGCCGCTGTCAATGCAATTATCGCCAGAGTAACGGACACGTTTAACGCCGTTGCGAATGGTCTTAAGGATCATTTCTTCGGAGTGGCGGGCGAGCTGGGGCGGCGCATCGGTGAAGGGCTGTCTTCCGCCAATCCGGCGGCTGCTGTCGGCGGATTGCTGCAAAGAATCATCGATGAATTCAACTCCTCGATGGGGCGCTTCAGGGACCATGTATTTTCGGTGATGCAGGGAATCGGACGAAGTATCGCCGATGGCTTAGGTCAGGGGCTGAACAACCAACTGAACGCACTGCGCAACACCATCAATCAATTCGTGGACAACATTCCGCAGTGGGTGCGTGACGCCCTCGGCATCCATTCTCCCTCGACTGTGTTTGCGGAGATCGGCAACAACATCATGGCCGGCTTGACGCAGGGCATTCAGGAAATGGCGGCGCTGCCGCAGATGGCGATGGCGGGTGCGACCGCAAGCATGGCCAGTGCGGCGGCCACGACCACCAATAACACACGCGCCACTACCAACAACTTCGCCATCTCGATCCCAACCGCAGGCAGCGGCGGGCTGGATGACCAGAGCTATTCAGTGGTGAACACGCTGCAACGATTGTACGGGTGAACCTATGTCAAGCGCACCGACGGACTTCATTACGAATTTACAGGTAATCGCCGAAGACGGCATCACCTACCAACTGTACGGCGGCGCACCGGCGCGCTTCATTGCGCTGGACGGCGTTGGCATCCCACCCCTGCGGCGCATCCTCCAGAAGTCGCCAACACAGCACGGGGCGATTGACAAGGGGTTCCGGTTGGAGCCGCGGCGCATGACGCTGACGCTGTACATTGACGCCGACACAACGCTCCAGGCCGACGCGTACCGTGACACGCTGACGAACATCTTTGCGCCAACCAATGACCCGCTGAAGTTGAATATCACCAAGCGGGATGGCTCCGTTCGCCGGATTGACTGTTACCTGGACGGTCAAATAGATTACCCGATGTCCAGCCGGGTTGGCGCCAGTCATGCGGTGGTCATTCCTCTGGTCGCGCCGGAACCATCGTTCTACAACCCGACGATGTGGGAGCAAAGCACCTCGCTGGCAACGTCTCCGGCAGAGTATGCCGTGCCGATGGCTGGCTACACCTGGGACGACTGGCCCGTCTTTCGAGTCACGGGGCCGATAACTGATTTCCAGATCGAGCACCTGGTCAGTACAACGCAAGTCGATGTTTTGACCCTGAGTGGCGAGATACCCGCGGGCGAAACCTGGCAATTTGATTTTAGGCCGGGCGAAAAATTTGTAATGAACATTTCCACGCTTGTCAACAAGATGAACTTTGTCGATCTGGCAACCATTAGAGCATTTTCCACGCTGCGTGTGTTGTCGGATAAAGGTGCAAAATCTATCAACACGGCGGCGGTGAGTAACCGCTTCGTCTTCACAGGGACGGGATTAAGCGCGGCGTCTAAAGTCATTATGTACTACTACAGAAGGTACCTGACCTTATGACCAACACCCGAAGCAAGGAAATGGGCTATCTCGTTGCGGTGCTGGATGACGCCAACCAGGCCATTGCGGTATACGATGATCTGGCAGAGGTATCCTACCGGAAGCAGTGCAACCGGATCGGACTGGCTGTGTTAACTGTGCCGGAAGGGCACCCGATCCTTGACCTGGTTACGGACGATGTAATCATCAATATCTATATCACCTTCCCGTATATGGCGTCGGGGCCATCGCGGGTGACGTATGCCTATCGCCAGACCTGGGTGGTTGACTTCGAGGGCCTATACCGCGATAAACAGATCGCCACCGATGCGAACGGCAACATTTACTATCTGCTGTACTTCCCCAGCATGATGGAGATCCTATCACGCTACATCGTGGCGTGGCCGGGCGGCGTCGATGGCCGTTCCGCTTTCTCTGGTTTGTCGCTGGCCATCGTCGCCACTCAGATTGTCCTGTACAACTGCACGGATCAGGCTACAGTAGCTAATGGTAGATTGCGCACGGCTACCGTCATTCACGATCTCTTCGGATACGTCGGGGCCATCGCCGGGACCCCAGTGCGCGATTACACGGTCGGCAATCGCAACGTTCTGGATGTGATGCAGGAACTGGCTCCGATTTGCGGTTTTGATTTTGACGTTGTGCGGCGCACGACCGCCGGGTACGAGCACGAATATTTCGTGAAACAGTATCTAGGGCAACTGGGAACGGACCGATCCACGACCATGATCTTCGACATGGCTCTTGACAATCTCAGCGCCGCCAATATGCTTGGAGATCGTCTTCGCGAAAAAACAGAGGCAATTGTTGGCGGACCTGGGGAGGGGGCAACGCGTTCTTTCTCGCTGCGCACCGGGGACAACAGCAGCGCAACCAACGAGTACGAAGTATTTGTTGACGCGTCCGCCGAACCGACCACCGCGAAGATGGAGGCCGTCGGCGATGCCCGGCTGGGTGAGCTGAAGGCAACCGCAAAAGTCAGCGCCAGCGTTATTTCGAGCCGCGGCTACGTCTATGGGCAGCACTACCGGCACGGCGATTTGGTCACGGTGCAGATCGGCGATACCAGTGTGGTGCGCAAGATCGACGCGGTTGACGTGACCTTCTCGCAGAACCAGCGCGTGGATGTTCGTTTGGAATTCGCCAACCCATGAAGCTCAACCTTGTTTCCGAAACGGACCTGACCCGGCCTGAGATGGACAACATCAAACTCCGGCTAAGCCGCGTTGAAGCCAAAGAGATAAGCACAGTCACGCTGGGTGCAATCCCCAACAGCCTGCTCACGGCAAAGGGCGATCTGATCGTCGCCAGTGCAGCCAGCACGCCCGCGCGCTACGGCGTGGTTGCGCCGGCGGCGGGGCTGCTGAATGTGCTCGGCGTGGCGAATGCGGAGGATACGCCGACCTACAAAGCGCTTTTCGACACGACCGCGGCGAGTGCGGTGTCACTGGCGGCTGGCACGGCAGGGACGCAGCTTGTGGCGGCGCGGCGCGACCATACGCATTTGGTCACAGCCAGCAGCGCGCCGGGGGCAGCGGCGGCGATTCTGGCGACGGATGCGAGCGGGCATACCAGTGTAATTTCTTTGGGGATTGGCGCATCTCCATCGTCGGTGCAAAAACTGTATATTGCCGGGACGGCAAGCGGTACATCACCCATCGCCATGCAATTCGCAACAGCCATGACGGCGACTGGCAGCGGAGCGGTACCTGTGGTCTACGTCAAGCCGACCGTCACGATCAATAGTGGCGTATCCGTTTCCTGGTTTGCCGGTTTCAATGTTGATGATATTCCGATCACGAACAACGGGACATTGACCTACGCCTACGGTCTGCGCATCAAAAATCCAGTGATATCGGGTAACGCGGCAACATATTCGTATGCGGCGTATTTTCTTGGCGCGGTAGCTGTCGAGGGTTCGCTAGTTGTCTCTCCGGAGAATGACACGCAGATTCCCACACTTAGCGACGGAGTTGGCGTAGACGTAAAGGGGAAACTGCTGCGCCTGCGCGAAAGCAAAACGCCCGCATCAGCAACCGCAACCGGCAACGTTGGCGAAATCTGTTGGGATGCGTCATACATCTATGTTTGCACGGCGAGCAATACGTGGGAGAGGGCGGCACTGGCATCATGGTAACATTTTGGCAATCGGCGGGACACTGGTACGCCAACGACGGCGGGCGAGAATATCAATTCGATTCAGAGATGGAGGCGAGAATAGCAATGGCGAAACGGGACACGGCGAAAGCCATCGTGCGCGCAGTGCAATCCCTGGCGACGGCAACGGACACGGCTGGCGACCTGGAGAAAGAATACTTCGACGTTGCCGGCGCGGGCTGGACGGACGCAGACGTGGCCGCGCTGGGCATCACGTCAGCGCAACTTGCGTCATGCCTGACGCTGTTGCAGCAATTTGAGAAACTGATGACGGGTCAGGCGACAACGCCGATTGACAACACGGCGTCGCTTAATCAGGTCAGGCGGGTGCAAGCATGAGCGAACCTTGCCCGCTTGACGACATTCAAGCCGACGCCATCCGCTACCGGCTGATGCTGCGCAACGAAGCGGAGGCGACATTGCAAGCATTGATGCTGCGCGTCCTGCGCGCTATGAACATGCCGAACGGCTCGCAGATTCGCATTGAGGAAGACGGCAGCATGGTCGCGGTAGCGCCCGCGCCTGCGGCAGAGTAGCGAAGCAATCGGCCATGAATGCCACCAACCCCGCAGCGCCTACACGATCTCTTGCTCGCCTGCGGATTCGATCCAGCGCAGTTGGAGCGCATCACGCAACAGTCGATGGGCACCGGTTTAGATGCCATCACGACTGCTACCGACCCGGTGGAGCGGGCGAGGGCGATTGTGGACTACGCGACGCGCTACGGCCTGATCCGGGAGTTGACGGCCACGGTACTGACAGCCGGCAGCGACAAGCCGGTGATGCAGAACGTCCTATTGGATGACAATATGAGTCTTGATGATGGACGCACAACGCAGAGCACCGCAATCGACCTGGTGCGGCTTGAAGGCAAAGTAGAGCGCATCGCGGAGCGCGTCAATGAACTTGCCAACGTCGTGACCACGCTGAGTCACGCGGTTCAGGCGCAGAACAACGACGCCCGCCAGCCGATCCAGTTGGGCGGCAAGGCAATGGCGCTGATCCTGTTCGCGATTGCTGCGCTCGTGACGGTGCAGATCAGCGTACTCGCCTTCCTGGGAATGGGGCAGCCATAATGGATAGCTCACTGCTGCGGCTTGCATCTCA